CGGCTCTCTGGTTTTCCCATGCATGGAGTATAACACGGGCGTTTTACATTTTCAAGAAATAAAAAATCCGGCGACTGTGGCAAGACATGGACGAAAGAATTTGACATAAAAAACATTATGTGTTATGTTGTTTAAAGAGGGAAAACCAGAGAAGCGGCTTACCCGAGTAAAAAATAACTGTTTTTACAAACAGCCGTCATTACTGCAGATAATGGCGGCTATTTCCGTTTTCCCTTGAAAATCGTGTAACACAATCCCACAAGGGCGCAAATGAATATCCCAATCTGAACTAAATCAGCATATGTAACATACATAAGCAACGCCCTCCTTTCTTTCGTCTGGAGGGTTAGCCCCTCCGAAGAGGGTAAGCCGCCCGGCTCTCTGGTTTTCCCATGCATGGAGTATAACACGGACATTTTACATTTTCAAGAAATAAAAAAATCCGGCGACTGTGACAAGACGCTGGATTTTTTATGTGTCAACCATTTACCATACCCACAGCACAGGCTTGAACTCCTTGCCCTGGTATCCGTCAAAGAAATCCACCGGCTCATAGGGATCCTTGGAGATTGGGTTAAGTACCTTGAGCCATTCATACTGTTCGGACTTGGAATCGTGAACGGGGATCCCTTCCGGCGTGCTGTGGAACGGCTGCAGTGTAGCAAAGTCCGGAATGCCGCGGACTATCTTGCGTCCAACGCGGTAAAGCGGAACGAAACAGATGGTGCTGATATTGCGGCTTACGATTTCACAGGGGACACCGTCCAATTTGTAAATTTTTCCAACTTCAAAACGTTTCATATTTTTCCTCCAATCATTATAAAAAATCAACATGCCATTTCATATGTCTTTGATAAAAGAGCCTTGAGCTCGTCGCGCTTCGTGCTGACCATCTTGCGGGCTGTCATAACGTCGCATCCGATCAGGTCGGCAACCTGTTCGGAAAACTGACAGAAGCTGTTGATCTCCTTGCAGGACATCAGAACGGAAAGCTCTTCAGATTCCTCGTCTTCCGGGTTCGCTTCACAGTACGCCGTGATCTGGGCGGTAGCTGCTTCCAGCTTTTCCAATGCTAAAAGTTCATCATAAAGGTTATTTGTCATCATAATAGATTCCTCCTATACTTTGTCCGGTCCGGCGTCCTGCCGGGAGCTAAACTATTGTAAATGCTGTAATAAATTCTTTATCTGATAGAGCACGAACATATTTGACATTCCCATAATCAGATCCACGATTTCCGCCTTTACTTTCTCCATTGTCTTTCCTCCTTTCTTTCCGCCTGCCATCATCAGAGCCGGGCGGCTGGTCCACGGCTGACGGGCTCGCGCCCGTTTCGGCTTTTTAATTAAATTTCAAAATTTTTCTTCATGATTCAAATTTCCTTTCCGTATGTGCTGATCTCAATTTCCTCGATCTCTTCCCAGCTGAACCCCAGATTGTGCAAATCCTTGGCGGCGTTGCCCATTGCTACAGATGTCTCCATGCAGACATCCTTATCAAACAATTGGACGAAAATCTTGTATGCTCTAACCGCGCCTTCGTATGTGAATACTGGAAGATTTCCAACGTGTGCGCCGTATTTTCCGTTTATTTTGATTGTTCCTGTCATATCTTGTACCCATTTCGTTTGTGGTTGGTTTCCTTTGATCTGTCTTGATAATAACACGTTAACGTGTATAGGTCAAGTGAAAAAACGTTAACGTGCAATATTTGTGAAAAATGCACGATAACGTGCGTTGCGGTTTGTGAAAAATGCACGTTAACATTAGTAAAAAGAGATGTTATTATTTTATAAACAAAAAAGGTGGTGATTAGATGGCGATAGACGAGAAAAAAAGAAAATCAAACGATCGATATAATGCGAAGTGTGATTTTATAGCAATTAAGCCGGTCAAAGAGCGCGGCGAGCGGATCCGAGCCGCGGCGGCTGCGTCCGGTCAGAGCCTGCAGGGGTATATTCTCCAAGCTGTTGAGGAACGAATGGAAAGAGAAAAACCAGAACCGGATGAATTAGAAGCAATTGCAGAAGCGAAGGCGGACACGAGCCCGACAGTCCCGCATGAAGCAATCAATTGTAGTTAAGTTAAATGGAAGGAGATCAACCATGAGCAATAGAGAGAAAGCATTTGCACTATTAGACGAAGTGCCAGAATTCAAGATTGATTGTGTTATAGCTTATATTCAGGGCATAATTGCAGGAGCAGGAACGGAAGAGCCAAATGATGAAACAATAGCGGCCATGAGAGAGTTGGAGGCTGGCGGTGGTGAGAGCTTTGACTCACTGGATGAATTGTGGAAAGATTTGGAGGCTTAGAAATGTTGAAAGTCAAGGATTCCGGGCAATTCAAAAAAGATTATAAGAAATGTATAAAACGCGGCTGGCAAATGGAAGCGTTAAAAGATGTAGTTGCGATTCTTGCAATACCTGAACCATTAAAGGAAAAAAATAACGATCACACGTTATCGGGCAATTACGCAGGTTACAGAGAATGCCATATTGCGCCGGACTGGCTGCTAATATACCGTTATAATGGCGAATACTTAGAGCTTGCAAGGACGGGGACACATTCCGATCTATTCAAGAAGTAAGTATATTATGGAGGTGTAAGGATGGAAAAGTATGAAATTATAATATGGTGGAGCAAAGAAGATAACTGCTACCTGGCAGACGTTCCGGAGCTTCCCGGATGTATGGCAGATGGTGAGACTCTTTCAGAGGTGACGGAAGCTGTGAACGAATCAATCCGGCTGTGGATTGAAGTAAACAAAGCAAGAGGGGTTGAAATACCAGAGCCGAAGGGGCGGCTGATGTTTGCATGATCAACAGGAAGTTGAACCGGATGGATGAGATCTGGAGATGATGGCAGAAGCCGAAAAAGAAAATAACCGGGTGGGGGTTCACATAGAAAAAATTTGTAAAAACTAAATGGCGAAGGATAGCTATCTATGGAACTCTACCGGAAGAGACAGAATAAGAGTACACAATGAAGGCTTCAACGATGATCAACCAGCTCCCAGAAGGAAAGAGGCTGAACGCTTGGAAGAGCTGCAACCTGTACCGCGCGAAGGCTGGAGCTTTAAGAACCTATACAGCACCGACGAGGAAAGAGAACGAAAACCGATAGAAAGGATAGAAGACGATACCGAAAAGATATTGATAAGGACGGAAATTGTGCCGTCCTTATTTTTTTACGAAAAAATGAAAGTTGCGCGTTTTGCGCGCTTTTTTAATGCTAATATGATATTAACCCCTAAAAGGCAGTAAGGACGAGCCAAAGGCTCCACTTGCTGCCTCCCTTACTATCTATAGAGATCCGGCCTTGTGTCGGGTCTCTTTTTGTTACGATCGACGAGTCAGGGACGGGTCGGAGCAGTCCGGACCGGACCGGATCCGGTGCGCGATGGACCAGATCCGGAGCTCCAGGAGCTTCCGGCCGGCTGGTGAGGGGGGCGGACCTGGGGCCGGTGAGAGGATAGGTTCTGTGGGGGTTCTGAATCCCTTGCGGGGCGCCGAGTCCCCGCCTCTCGTCTAGCTACAAAGTTTTTTTTAGTGACATTGCCGAACAGGAGGGTCTATGAATACCAAAAAAGATACCACCATATTAGAGGATTTAGTGGTCAGTTCGAAAACGCTGGAAGCCTTATTCGGCGTGGCTGACCGGACAATCCGGGACCTTGCTGACAAGGGCATTGTGAAGCGTGATTCGCATGGAAAATATCTGTTCTGGGGTTCGGCGAAGGGGTACATTACAGCACTCAAGGTTGCGAACGCTGGGAAGAACAATGTAAGAACAGAGGATGACGAGGATTTGATAGACCTCGAAAATGAAAAAGCGCAGCACGAACGGCTAAAAAAACAGATTACTGAAATAAAGCTGCAGCTGATAAAGGGACAAGTACATAAAGCCGAAGATGTCGAGGCCGTTATGACGGACATGTTTACAAAGTTTAAGTCCAAAATGACCGCGCTCCCTTCAAAACTCGCAAAGAAATTAGAAGGGAAGTCCCGGACACAGATACAGGAAATCTTAAAGAAGGAGATAGACAGCGCCCTCGTAGAACTTGCAAGCTACAACCCGGCAGATTTCTACTCGGACGAGCACATCGACATATCCGGTGACGCTATTGATTTGCTGGGAGTTGATGATATTGAAAAATAAAGCGGTAAGCTGGCACACCTTACAGCTGATGTGCAGACTGGCAGGAGTGCTGAGACCAAAAGAGAATATGACGCTCAGCGAGTGGGCTGACAAGTACATGGTCCTTCCGGAAGGCTCCAATGAAGCCGGAAGGTATTCCTCGGATACGATACCGTACCAGAAAGAAATTATGGACGCAATTACCGACCCGGAAGTGACGGACGTGTCAGTCATGAGCTCCGCCCAGGTTGGAAAGACGACCATCATTATGTGTGGAATCGGATACTTTATTGATTACGAACCTGCGACGCAGATGATTGTCCTGCCAACGATTAATGACGCGGAAAAGTTCTCAAAGCAACGGTTAGCGCAGATGATAGCAGATATTCCACAGTTGTCCGCGAAAGTGGCGGGACCCAAAACAAGAAATTCCAATAATACCATTCTCCTGAAGATATACCCAGGTGGAAATCTGGCAATCGGCGGAGCAAATTCACCAAGTTCGCTTGCCGCAGACCCGAGACGGATTATCTGGATGGATGAGACCGACCGTTTCCCAGAATCCGCAGGTACAGAGGGAAACCCAATCAAGCTGGCGGAAAAAAGGGCAACATCCTACTGGAACAAAAAGCATATTAAGACATCAACCCCGACAATCACAGGGAAAAGCAAGATAGAAGCAGCCTATAACAAGGGCAGTATGGAAGAATGGAACGTGCAGTGTCCGGAGTGCGGGGCATGGCAGCCGTACAGTTTCCAGAGACTCCAGTTTTCCAGTGTATCGATGGCATGCAAGGAATGCGGCGTGCTGCTGTCGGAACGGAAATGGAAGGAAAGTAAACATAAATGGATAGCACTCCACCCGGAACGCAAAAAAAAGCGGTCGTTCCGTCTGAACGAGATGGCGAGCCCATTCGTGGACTGGGAAGAAATCATAGAAAACTTTAAGGATGCCAACGAAAAGCTGGAAAAATTCCATGATTCGGAAGATCTG